AGTTATTTATGTGATTATCTCAGGGTCAACTACTTCTTCACCATATTGACTTAAATCTGGTGCAGTCCAGTCATCTGGAACAGAAGTTTCAACTGCGATGTCAGGATTTTGATATCCAGTACCTGTATTACTTAAGGTCACTCCACCAACACCAACCAGTGCTCTAATATTACCTTCAAAACCAGATATAGAGTCAACTCTTACAGTTGGTCTTGTAGTATATCCAGAACCACCACCAGTGACCTGTACACTCTTAATGAATCCAGTTGTCAATGCTGCAGTCGCAACTGCGTCTTGACCAAATACAGATCCAAGATAATCAAATGTAATTAGTGAGTTAGAAGATTCAATAACAGCAACTGTTCTATCTTCAGTCTCACCCTGTATTCTAATATCATCACCTGGTTCTACAGGAGGTACAATCTCAGCAGCGTCTACGTCCGCTTCAGAACCAACATATGAGAATGCAACAAATGTAGATCCTACACGAGGTATTTCTGAGAATATAATTCTAGAACCAACAATCTCAAAACCAATACCAGGTTCCTGTATAACACCGTTCAATGAACAGATGATATTGTTCTCTGGTCTAATTGACGATGACTGTACACCATCGGTCAATGTCAATGAGTAGAATACTTCATTACGTTTTAAGTTAAATGACTGACGTAATGAATCAAACTCAAATGATATGTCATCTAACTGTCTAAGTTTACCAACATAGAATCCAGTGAATGATGCTCCTAAATCAGGTGCTTCAGTAAACTGAATCTGATTAGAAAACGCTGTGTATGCGTTAGTTGCACCTGGTGGTTGTAGAATACCATTGATGAATATTAGTAGATGTCCTGCAGGATCTGGTAGATATGTTGTACCATTATTCTGAGATAAATTAAAGGTTGTTTGTACACCATCAAATCCTTTGAATGATCTCTTGACACGTGCCTTAAGATCACCTTTAGCAGAAATTGCTGCTTTATAATTATCAATACTCTTAATAGCATCGTTAACATCAAATGTTCCTGCAACACTACTTAAATATATTCTCTTCAGAGTACCAACAGTTTTGACATCTTGAACAGTAGCAGAAGCAGAACCTGCAGTGACCACCTTAGTTGTAATATTTGCATAACCTTGTGGGAAACTTCCTACTCCATAATCTCCAACTTGATCACCATTTGTTAATGTTCCTTGGAACTCTTGTGCGTAGATAAAGTTATTTGCAATATCTACACCAGTGATTATTGCGTAAGTATTCAAATCTTGAGTACCATTGGCAATCTTATAAAGTCTATTACCAACTTGGAATGTAGCAAGACTGGATATAATACTAATACCAAATCTTATATTTCCAGTAGATGCAATCTTAGCACCAACTTTAAGTTCCAATCCATCATACTTTATAACATCAAGATACTGTCTAGATGACTCAGGATAAACAACAGAATTAGTTTCAAACGATCCATTCAAAGTTGCAGTATCTACAGTCAATGTACCACCAGTATTATCTGTCACAGCAGCTTCATTCTTTAAGAATGTTCCTGCAGGTTGTGCAGTATTTCCAGATGTATAACCTTTAAATGGAATGTTATCTGTGAAATCACCTTGTAAATCAATTATATGAATACGACTTTCGATTGCACTTATCTGAGCAGTTGTAGAGTTAGATGAACCAACAACATTATCAGTAATTGCCCAAGGACCTGCAGTCACCTTAATATCAAGATACTTATAGTTTGCATCTTCAAAGAATCCGTAAACAACACCAGTAATAGAAGCATTACCCTGTTTTTGTACAGTCTCGTTCATAGTATAAGGACCGTCTGTTATATCACCATCAATTCTAAATCTTTGATATACCTGAACAATTTTACCTGTATTTTCTGAAATAGATTCAAGTTCACCATATACATTACTTGATAAACCATACGCATAGTCTGCATTGTTCAATCCACCGCCAAGAGCAACTGGTATAGATCTTGTTCCATATAGTTTAGTAGGAACAGAGATACCATTCTGAGATGTAATTTGTGTATAGTAAGTTCCTGTCTTAATCTGATTTCTAATAATATCAATGTTAGATCTTATAATTCTATTCATTGATTTTGTAGTATAGTTTGCAGCATCAGAAGAATTGTAATACTTGTAGAATCCTGCATTAGGTGAAGGTTCTGTAAGTGAATTATCAAGTGCTGCTTGCATATATGTCTGAAGTGTATTCAACGCATATTGCTTAATGTTGTATTCGTTATCAGAGTAGAATACTGTACCATCACCAGACTGATAAGGATCAAGTACACTCTTAGTAAGTTTAACACCCCAAACGTAAATACCATCTGTACCATTACCTGCATAGTTCTGAGAACCAGTTGCATTATTAATAATAATTTTATTCTGTAATGATGCGAAACCAAAGGAGAATGTAGTTGTAATAAATGCTCTATACCAACCATTACCTAAAGGAACTACTCCTGCAGCATCATTAGTCATACCACCCTGAGGTGTAAATACAGAACCAATAGTTCCTGTACTTAAGTTAAGATCAAAGAATATTCTCTGTACAGCAGAGGTTCCTTCATCGAGTGACATTTGGAAACGAACTGATGTATATCCACCTGCCTTGATAAACGCTGAGAATGTAAACTGTTGATTTGCATCTGCAGAAATTGAACCAGTATCAAATGTCTCGTTAGTAGTGTCAAATTTAACTACACCAGAGTCAAAAGTTTCAAACGCAGTTAGACTGAAATCTCTGTTAAGTGTATGAAGTGCAGTATTAGTGCTTGGTACAATTTTTTCAGAAGTAATTGTAAGATCAGGAGCAGCGATTGAGTTATTTGTAATGGTTGCTTCAGTTGCAGTCCAATCACTTGCTATTGCCTCTGGATTACTGAATAAGTTTGCACCTGCAATCTGACCAGTAATATTAGATGTTAAAGTTCTAGCATGTACAATAGTTTGTATATTTGTTGGTTTATTATACCAGTCATATCCAGAACCAACTGCATTTACCACACCTACTGCCTTAGATGTTCTACCAACAATAGTATTACCATTTGCCCATTGTGTTCCTACAAATGGAGCAACAACTAAGAATGTTGTATCTTCATTCCATTCTAATACTTTTGCATATGCACCATTGCTTGAGTGTATTACCTCACCAACTGTATAGTTTCCAATATTACTTGTTAATGTAATTTCGTATGCAGTTGTCTTATCTGTAAGATCAGTTGCAATAATATCATGCACCATATCATCGGTGACATCTGTAAGGAATTGATCGTATGTCCACTGACCAGTACCAAACTGTGAGTTAACCTGATTAGTAATCTCTTCTTTATAATAGTTGTAGTTGTAAAGAATATGTTTAGCAGCACTTCTACCTGCTAGTTTGGCAGGTGATAAGAAGTTAACTGCAATCTTAATTAACTCTCTAAATCTTGTAATTACTGTAGAAATAGTAGTTGGTGTTTCTGTATCTCTAATTGCAGTCTCATCAGTTTTTTGTGCAGCATATCCAGTTGGTAGAGTAAATCCACTATTGAAATCTTGAAGTATATTATTAAGTGCATGCTCACCAATAACTCCAACTTGTTCTATAGCAAATATAAATGGAAGTAATTCTTCTTCTATAGTTTGAATTTGTAAACTAGCATTCAGATATGTTTCCATAGCAGTTATTATGCTATTTTGACCGCCAGTTTGTAAGTCAGATACTATAGCAAGTATAATATCTTTTAAATTATCTTGAATTACTATCTCAGTTCTACCACTACCAGGATAACTGTATGCGTTGTAAGATACACCATTAAGAGTATAGTTAAATTCTGATGATGTTAAACCAGTTGCTTCTTCTGCAATATATTGTCTGTTGAAATATAATCTATCTCCACCGATATTAAAATCATTATCGGTAGGTGCAATCATATCATTTATCGTTGAGATAAGAGTGTCAACCTCAGTCTTAACACCATCAAAGTAATTAGAAACACTATTGCCAGTAATATCCCAATCACCTGTAATAATATCATTTGTATTGTCATAAGTTAAGTCTCCTGTAATTGCTTCTTTAATGTAAACTGCAAGACGATCATGAGCATATATTGACTGAACAACTTGTAAACGAACACGCCTTATTTCATTAGTATTTCCAAGATAGAAGTTTGCTGTTTCTACAATTTTTGCATTACCACCATTTTCAAGATCATCAGCAATTGCTTCAACTATTGTTGTTAGATCAGTCTTCTTCTGTAATGTTCCTGCATCAGATAAACCATTATTATTTCCTGGTAAATCTAATGTAAGATCAGGATAACGTTGTAGCATATCATAAGTTGCCTTATCAACGATAACACTAGCGTTTTGTCGAACTAGATATGCAGCGTCTCTAAATCTATACTGTCCATCTATATCAATTTGATTTGTGTAAATTATATCATTTGTGCCATCATGATATGATACTGGGAATGGTACTTCCTTAAATCCATTTACTCTACCACCAATAAATTCAGCAGCAGGAGATACAGAAGTCACTCCAGCTAGATGATCTGTAGGAGATGCTAGTATAGCATTGTTTAATGTATCTGTTAATATTGTGACTAAGTTATTTTGAGTAGTAATAACATCAGAACAATCTGATAATGAATAGAATACTTTGGTGACAGCGTTTGTTGCAGATGCAGTCCATGTATGAGTATACTGATCTTCAGCAGCAGATACTCCAACATTTATTGTAAATGTATTTGAATCATGTGCTGTTAATGGTAGAACTTGTGCAGATGCAGGGTCAGTGGATCTTGGATATGTATGAGTTGTAGCATTACCATCTTTAGTACATGTAAATGTAATAGAGTTATCTGAAATAATTACAGAATCTCCTGCAACATCGATTCCATTGCTTGTAGCAGAGACGAACGTATGTGTGTAATTACCACCTGTAGATACACCATTAGCAAGTCCAGATGCAAACTTATGTGTATAATTACCGCCTGTCTGAAGAAGTGCTCTTGTGATTCCATTACTTGTTGCAGATACAAATGTGTGTGAATAATTTCCACCAGTTGTGATTGCGTCAGCAGTGGCAGAAACAAATATATGATTAGATGTATTTGTAGAAGGAGTGCTTGCTAATGTTTGAACTGTGATTGTGTCATCAGTGACATCAGTTATATTGACTGCTGTGTTATAGTTAGGGTCTGTAGTACGAGGGTAAGAATGATCTGTAGCATAATCATCTTGTGCACATCTGAATGTTATTGAGTTTGTTGCAATTTTAACTGCAGTTCCTCTTCTTAAATTATGACGACCTATTGTAAGTGTCATGAATCCTGTTGTAGGATTATATTCAGCATGTGTAGGTGTGAACTTCCTTAATGGAGATTTACCAACGTTGATACTTAGTTTATTGTAGTCAACATTAAATACTTGCATCCACTTACCACTGATAGGATCAGTAGCACGAGGATATGCTTTATTAGAACTATTACCATCCATTGTGCAATTAAATGTGACTGCACCGTCTGCTAATTTAATCTTTTCATGTTCTTTAATTTGGTGTCCATACTGAACAGCGTTAGTTGCTGCAGATACAAATGTATGTGCAGAAGTATCTGAAATTGGTGTACCATCACCATTTACATTGACTGTAATTGTAGTTGCAGTTTCATTAGTGATTGTTAGATCATAATTGTATGGATAGTCATTGCTACTTGCTCTTGGATATGACTTCTGAGCAACGTTGCTGTCTAATGTACATGTGAATACTAAAGAATTAGGTGCGATTCTAACTGTATCACCAACACTCAAAGTATGAGATCCAATGGTCAATACCATATCACCTGTGGTAGGATTATATGTTGCATTGGTTGGAGTAAAGTTAGTAGTTGCAAATGTCAATTCCATGACACCAGTTGCTGCATCATAAGTTGCACCAGAAGGTGTGTACTGATGATTTGCAAATCCAGTCACAACGTGAGTAGTTGTGTTGGAAGGTGTATAACCATCAAGAGTATTAATTGTGATAGTTGAACCTGTAACAGCATCAATAGGAACTGCCTGAGCAACTAAAGGATCACCCTCTATAATTCCACCCTTAATAGCAGATACGAATGTATGAGTTGTTGTATTTGTAGAAGGAATCTTATCTAGAACAACAACAGTAAATGTAGTTGTAGTTGGAACAGATGCTACAAATAACCATCTATTACTTGCATAGTCTGTAGATCTTGGATATGGATGATTAGTTGCATTATTATCTTCGCCACATGTAAATGTAAGAGATAAATCTTGGAACATTATTGGTGTACCAGTTCTCAATCCATGTGCAGCTGCAGTTGTGACTGTCATTACACCAGTTACAGGATTGTAAGTTGTTCCAGTTGTAGCAGTATGTCTATCTTGCTCTGATCTTGGATATAGATGAACTGTAGCATCACTATCCTGATCACATGTCATCTTGATAGAATTAGGTGCTAACTTAATAGTTGAGTTTGCTTTACTTACACCACCAGATGTTGCACTTACAAATGTATGAGCAGTGACGTTAGTGGAAGGAATACTATCTAAAACCTGTACATCAAATGTGTCTGTTGTGACATTAGAAATAGGAATCCACTTATTACTTACAGCATCAGTAGATCTTGGATAGTCATGATTTGTAGCATTATTATCTTGTGCACAAGTAAATCTTAATGAGTTATCTGCAATCTTAATTTTCTCACCGTTAGAGAAGTTATGACCTGCAATAGTCAATGTCATGATACCTGTTGAAGGTACATAGTTTGCATCTGTGACTGTATGTGTTGTTGGAGCAGGAAGACTATGACTTCCAATGTTTATCTCAAGTGCACCTGTGGTAGCATTATATGTTCCTGATTGAGGTTGGTAATTGACTGTTGGTGATTTACCAATATTAACTGTGATTGTATTATCTCTCTTAGTAAGACCGTTCTCAAGAGCAGAAACAAATGTATGAACATACTGATCAGCAACAGCACCTATGCCAACATTAACTGTAAATGTATTATCTGTCTTAGATTCTATTCTTAACCATCTTTGTGCAGCAGGATCAGTTGCTCTAGGATAAGAGTGAGTTGTCTTATTACCATCTTTAGTACATGCAAATGTTAGAGAATTTAATTCAATTCTAACTTCATCAGTAAGTGTAAGTCCATGTGCATTACTGGTAATGACCATCTCACCAGTTGCAGCATTGTAGTTTGCATTTGATGCAGTGAATGTAGTACCGTTAGTCCAAATTGGTAATGATGTATTATAGCCAGGATCGTCAGTTCTTGGATAAGAGTGTATAGTTCTGAAGTTATCTTGTGAGCACTTAAATGATACTGCATCTTTGGAAAGTCTTAGAGTTTCTCCAGAACGAACCATTGAATTAGGTAGTGCATACTTAAATACATGAGTTGTAGTATTACTTGAAGTACCTACGTTTACAGTAAATGTATTTGTAGTGACGTTGCCTATTGCAATCCACTTGTTATAGTAAGGATCAGTAATTCTAGGATATGCATGATCTGTAGCATTACTATCTTGACCACATGTAAAGACTAATGAATTTACACCAAACATTACTCTATCACCGACATAGAATCCATGATTGGCAATAGTAATTGTCATCACACCTGTTGATGGATTATAAGCAATTCCCTCAGGTGTATATTTCCAACCAGTTCTTAGATCATTGTCTCCAATATCCATTGTTAAGAATCCAGTCTCACCATCATAAGTACCATCTGTCACTGTGTAATTTACAGTAGGAGATTTACCAACATTAATACTAAAGTTATTAGCATCAATTCTAGTGACTTCCATCCAGCCCTGTCCAGCTGGATCATCAGGACGAGGATAAGATTGTGATACTGTATTACCATCAGATGTACATGTCATGGTAATAGAGTTTGGTTTCAATTTAATTCTATCACCAGTCTGAAGATCATGACTGTTAGATGTGATTGTCAAAACACCAGTGGTAGCAGTGTATCCTGCATTTGATGCAGTTATTTCACGAGGTGAAAGTAATCCATGACTGTTGCTAGTAAGAACCATATCACCAGTAGCAGGATTATATGTTGCACCTGTAGGAGTAAAGTTTACAGCTGATGGATAATCAGAATCTTTTAGAGTTCCATCATATATCTGTGTAAATGAATGACTTGTATCTTGAATATGCCAAGGAACATTATTAATAATAAATTTAGATATCTTCTCTACAATTTCAGTTGCAAATACTTCTTGTGGAACATCACCCTCAATAGTTCCTGTTGCTATTGATATTGGATTTGTTGTTCTGTTAATGTAAGATGCTGATGTAGTCCAAATATGACTATTACTACCATTACGAAGATCGTCTGCTAATGCTTGTATAAGAACTTCAAGTCTTGCTAATTGAACACTATCTCCACCTTTAACAGTATGTGCAGGGAATACCTGCTTCATGATGTATAACGCTTCTGCTTTTATAAGTTCTTTGTTTAATAAAATATCATCAGCAGCATTTAAGTATCTGTGTGTTCTACCAACAAATCCAGCTGGTGCACCAGTAGTACGAGATGTTTCTAATATTGAGTCATTGTTAAACTCATCTCCAATAGCAGGAGTGACAAAACCAGACCAATCTTCTGTATATGTTTGACCATTAGTTCCATCAAAATGTACTAATAACTTAGAGTTTGTATCACCTTGATGTATTCCAGTTTGAGAAGTAAATGCTGAGGTATAACGGTTGGTATTAGATACTCTTAATTCATCAATATATCCTGTAAATCCATTAGCACCATTATAATCCATACCAACTCTAATTGGTTTAGCAGCAAAGTTGCTACTATCAGTTCCAGTTCCTACCTCAACACCATTTAACCAAATCTTAGTAGTTGAACCAGATCTAACGATAGCAACATGATACCATGTAGCGTTGTTAAGAGTAGTAGCACCAGATGTGACAAGATCTGATCCATTTACATTATAACGAATCTGAGCTGCCTCTAGATAAATTCTGGCAGCAACTTCAGTTGCGTTTTCTCTTTGATCTAATAGAGTTGCAGTTCCAGATATTGCTGCAGAACCAGGATTAACCCAGAACTCTATAGTAAATGCACCAGTTCCCCAAGCAAATTCACTAGAAGAAACAACATTTACATAATCTCCTGTACCATCTAATAACAGTGATGATCCACCAAACTTAAATGAACCAGTAGATATCTGTGCATTGCCTGTAAATGCAATAGAATGAATATCTTGACCATTATATTGACATCTACCAATCTTACCAAGATATACTGTTTTTCTTGCCTGACTATATCCAACAACTTCTGCTTTAGTTCCTTCACCTTCTGATAGAGAACCAATTCTAATATTTTGACCTGCTACAAAGAATCCAGTTCCTTTTTGATTTGTAAATGTTAATTTACGTATCTTGGCATCTTCTGCAGAATCAAAGTCTCCATTAGAATTACCATATTCTATCTTGTAATTTCTAATATCCTCTCCTTCTGTTAATGCACCACTAGAATTATCATATGTAATTACATAGTTATTAATTTGCTCGTTAGCAGGGAAGTTTTCATTGAATGGAGTATTATTATCTGTATAGTTAACAATATTAACTGAAGAATTAGCAATGTTATCAAGAACAACGTTTGGATATGTCTGTGATGTAATTCTGTTGAATAGTAAACCAAAGAATGATGATCCTGGTGATATGTTAACCTGTCCAATAAACTCATTAGTTGTAGGATCTTGATATACACTTGACGCAGTAACCTGTGCCACAACACCTGATTGTGCAGCAATAATATAGTCATTAAGTTGGATATCGAATAGACCTGGTGTAGACTGATATGTACCTGCAGTCTTACTTAAAGTTAAACTATTTGTGACTGATATGTCAGTACCATATACAGGAACATCTTCTTGGTGTGAAACTGCAGTAGTACCATTCTGTGCTCTGGTCACAGTAAGAGTTGTAGAATTACTACCTTGTGTAATAGCAGATACTAATACAATTTCAGATCCAAATTGATAATTTTTACCTGCTGTAAATGTTCCAGCTGGGACAACTGCATCAGCAGCAGTATTATCAGTTCTGTATGCTACTACTTCTATAGAAGTTGTAGATAAACCAACAGTATAACGAAGTTGTGCAAGAGGTGTCTCTTGACCTGTCTGTAAGTTAACTTGTTCAACTTTTGCAGTATCACCATCAAAGTTAGTGACTTGCTCACCAAATATGAATAGTCCACCACTAGCAACACCACCAGTTACAGTATAAGTTGTACCAGAGAACGCTGCTCCACCAGATAAGGTAGCAGTTATAATTTCATTTGCTTGGAAATTACCTAAAGTGACTGTTCCTGATATAGTAGTACCAACAATTTGTGTGATTGTTAACTGAGCACCAGATGTTCCACCTGTAAAGACTGTACCTGCAGTTATATCTGCAGTAGCAGGGAAGTTTCCAGTAGTGACATTATTGATGTTTATATCAACAGTTCTTGTAGCAATATTAGCAGAGAATCCAGTAGCACCAACTGTACATAATTCACCACCGCCACCTGCAGTAGGTAATATAAATGATCCTTGAGTTATAAAACCAGTAATAGTATTACCAGTCACTTTAGTAACCGTTAGACGAGCACCAGATGAAGTACCTACAACAGTATTACCAATATTAGGGAAAATACCACTGATATTAGTAAATGTAAGATCAACTGTTTGTATAAGATTAATAGTGACGTTTACATATTTGACACTAGCAGGAGGTTGTGGTGGTTCAACAAATACTATAGAATCCTGTTGGATTGAGAATGCAGTACCAGGTGTTTGTACAACACCATTAAGCACAATCATTAACTGATTTGCGTTAGCAACAATATTAGTTTGATTAACTTGTAGTGGGAATGAAGTTCTTTCACCATCGAATAAAGTTGATATATCATCAATTCTTTGTACAACAGATGTTAGAATATTCTCAGAAGAAGTTAATCGTTTCTGTCTGAATAATACCTCAGTATTATTGAATGCAGTATAAACAGGTTCTACAAGAGCAAAGTTTTGTATATTAGGAACTATTGCTTCTTGTGCTAATTCAACAGATTTAGTTAAAGAGAAGAATGTCTCTTTGTTAGGAATAAATCCATACTCGTTTAAGTTAAGTTCACCAAATACTTTAAATGATGCAGGGTGAACGTTCTTAATTAGAATCTCTTTCCATTCACTGATAGATGTAGAAGACTTAACAGCATAAGAGAAGTCTTGATAATAGTAAGAGTCTTGAATCTTCTGAATAATCTCAGATGGTTTACCAACATCATCAATAAACTGACCTGTAGTTCTAGTAATAGATCCAATTTCAAGAACACCACGAGCAATCTTAAGATCAGTAATAATACCAGAAGATTTAGATATAACACCAGTAATTCTTTGATTCTCTGCAAAATCTCCAGTATAATCAACAATCTTAAGAACTCTAGGACCTACTTGCCAACCAGAGTTAGTAGAAACAAATCCCTGTGCAGTTGCAGTAGCAAGTGAATCACCTTGATATACAAGTTCTCCTTCTAAGAATGTTGATGTAATGACATTTGCAGTAGCAGAACCACCAAATGATTCAGTTAATACTTGTTGACGACCTGTACCTGCGTTAGAGAATGATAGAGCATCACCAAGTGAAGCGTTAGCAGCAGTAATAGCGAGTTTTAACTGATCATCTTCTAGTGAGTTTGCAGTACCAGATATAGCATAATAAGTTGTACTTCCATTCAATCTACCAACCGCACCAGCTGATAATGGGAAATCAGCACCATCACCAGTATCAACAACATTTAATGTGACTTCAGCACCATTTGCAATACCATGTGGGAAAGCAAATTGTAATAATCCTAAGTCAAGGTTTATAACATAGTTAAATGAAGATCTTAGATTGACTGTAGGAGTTGATGAGTATCCTGCACCAGGATCTTTAACAATAATAACATCTAATCTACCATTCTTAATTGTTGCTTCAGCAACAGCACCAGAACCTCCACCACCAGTGATAACAACAGCAGGTGCCTGTGAATATCCAGTACCTGGATCTGTAATAGTAATACTATCAAGTATGCTTGTAGAAGTAAGCTGTGCGTTTATTGGGAATGATATTTCAGGGCGTAGTGTGTAGTCATGTGGATAATCATAACCAAAATTATTGTTCTTAAGTTTCTTAATCTTACCAACATTTGCACCCTTGGTAAACACAGATGCTCCTGTACCTGCCGATGGTATAACAACTACTAATTCAGCACCAGATCCAGTCAATCCAGTTCCAAGTATGCCAGGTATAGCGTTAATATCAATTGTTGCAGTAGTATAATTTTTACCTGGTGATGTAACAACTACATTATTAATTTGTCCAGGAATTGTTGACCCTTCTGCATCAGTTCCATCTGCAACAGTGATAGAAACAAATCCACCTTCACCATCACCACCGATAGATACTCCATTATAAGTTCCAACTGCATATTCAGTACCTGGTGCATTAATCTGCACTCTTTCAATTTGTCTACTTGATGTAATACCACTAACAATAGGCAACTTAGTATAGAAACCACCAGGATTAACAATACGAATATCACCAATAGCACCAACTGCTTTAATAGAACTTGTTGTGTAAGTTGCTTGTGATATAGTAGCAGCACCTTCTGGTTCATTAGCAAGTGGGAACTTAAGTATATCAGCACCCTTAGTAATAGTAGCACCTGCAATAGAACTAATCTCAAATGTTCCGTTATATGGAGAATCTACAACATCAAGGTAGCTACCAGGTACCACTGGGCTGTCAGTGCCTGTTCTTGATGGATCGAAATAGTATGATATATTTGTTACTATACTTCTATCAACTTTAAGCTTTACTGTAGGAGTTGGTTGTCCACCACCAGTAACACCAGGTGTACCAACTCTTTCTATAGAGTTGAATGAATATTCAAGTTTGTATAAATTATCTTTTGCAAATGATAAGTTTCCACCTGCCATAGATGAATGACTAAGATCAAACAGATACTGATGACCATAATACATTTTTAATGTAGGTGATTTAATAAAGATACTTACAGCAGATGCTGATGTAGCAGGAGCAGTTAGAGCAGCTGTCTTTAACTTGTAAGTAAATTCAAGAGGACTTACAACAGTCTGTACAGCGAATGCACCATCATATTCATCATATGAAGTGGCACCAATAGTTTGTGTTGGGTTGCCATCAACATATATCATATCACCTGCATCTAGATAATGACTTGTACTTGTAATAACATACACTTCATCACTATTTGCTACAGCAGTTGCTTGAAGAATCTTAGTTAGATTAGCAACTAGAGTAATTTTAAGAACACCTGTTAATCCACTGATTGTTGCTTGAGAGTAATCGCTATTCCATGTAATTGCACCAGAACCTATAGTGACTACAGATCCAACAATATATGCAGATGATCCAGAAACTTGATCTATTCTTACAGAGTAATCTTCATCAGCATATGGTTTGAATGTTGCAAATGAGTCTAGATTACCTGTAGTAGAGTTGATAGTAAACTTAGCATCACCATTACCACCACTAACTACTACTTCATCTCCAACTTTATATCCAGATCCTGCAGCTCCACCTGAATCTATAGAGATAGATTGTATGACACCACCAGATGCAGTGTAGTCAACTAATAATCCAGATGCTTCACCATTTGTTGTAGTTGTTGCAACGCTATCACCAGTATTAGGATAACCTGTACCTGCTGCACTTAAAGCAATGGTTGCAGGTATATCTGCTACTGTACCGTCTAAATCAAAACCATCTAGATTAATAATAAATGTACCAGGTGTTTGATTATTAATTTCTGCAAAAGTATAATTTGATATTTCATTAATATCATTAGGTATTGCACCAGTAATACCATAATTACTTTGCTCATTAAATTGTTCAGTAGATAATTGACCAGTGTTTAGATCATTACTCCATGCATTATTATTAACTGCTAAGTATACAATATTATTTTCATCATCTTTTCTAATAATATAACCACTATTAACAAATTGACCAGAATCATTTTTTAATACTAATTTAGAACCAACAGAAAAATTAAATGATTGATTAACAGTCAATGCTTGAACATTATCAATTTTAATTGTGGGTGTGACTTTAAAGTAGTATCTGTCTTTGACAACTGCAGTTACTTTTAGTTTTTGTGAACCTGGTGAAGGAACAGTAGCAGTTCTAGAACTCCAAATATCTTGAACATGAGTTAAAGTCTCAGTGTCCTCAGTCATAGTTGTAGTGCTATCATCAAAGTCTAATGATTGATAACCTGCATCTCCAAGAGCATAACCATTTACATTGATAGTAAGAGGTGAACCAATAACAGGAGTCACAGCAGTTCTTGTAAAAGTTATACCAGTAGTAGGTTTCTTACCTTGATTTCCTAATCTTGCTGCATCAGCATTTCTATCACTCTTAATACCAAATCCTGCATATTCAATATAATCATAACGACTCATATGATCTGCAAACCACGCATCATCAACCCAGTTATATGTAAGACCATACGCACCTGCAGTAGGTAGTGCAAGAATATCACTAGGAACTGTTGGTGTGACTGCTCTATTTCTTAAACGTAAGTGATCTATATGGAATTGACCTTGTTCATTAGATCTAAACTGACCTAATGTACCATTCGCACCAGGAATATTACCAATGTATAGATCTTTAGCACCTAATGATGTTCCTGATATAGTACCAGTAAGAACTTCAATTCCATTTACATATGCCTTAAATGTATCACCACTCTTAGTGACTGCTATTGCTTGCCATGTATTATCAGCATATAAGTTTGTTTGAGATGATGTTAGAGAACTACCTGCAGAGTTAATACTTGTACTACTATTAGTGATAGTCATTGTCAAAGGACCACTCGGACCTGCAGAAGACTGATCATAGAATAAATGTAGTCCACCAGTAGATACTGTAGCATCACCTATAGCGATTAATGTCTCTTTAGGCTGGGAGAATACATTACTGTTTGTAGCATCCTTAAATATAAGGAATTCTAGAGTCCAATCACCTGCAAGTTTTTGTCCTAAGTCTGAACCTGCAAACTTAATATTAGTATTTGTCCATACAGTTGGTGCTGATGTTTGTGCACCAAGAATTTTTGCCCAACCATTTGATGCATCATAACTAAGAGAATCTCCTGTTTGAGTTAGAGTAGGAGTATAATGACCTGTAGTATCTGTGACTGCACTAGATGTAAATGGTATAACAAACTCATTTCTGTTCCAATAAGTCTGACCAAATGTATGAACATCACCAGATGTATCAACATCTAATCCATGAATTTGTAAACCTTCTATATTATCTGCAGTAAATTCTGTAGTTGTATGATTTTTGATTACACCATTATATCCAATCTTCAATACATCAACAGTCTTATACTCATTAGTATTATTATCTCTAGTATATGCAATATTAAGATCACCAAATAAATCAATAGCAGACTTACCTGCACATGTGACATCTCTACCTGGTGTTAGATAACGATAGTTCCATATTAATGTACCTGCACTATCAATCTTACCAACCCAAATACTATCTCTATCAGTATCGTTTGCTTTTTGTCTACATGTAGCATTGATATAAATTTCATTAAACTCATCTATGGCAATGCTAGTGTCTATCATAGAATGTAAAGAATTAGCATAAGTATTGATCCAGTCAACAGTAATAGCATTGATTCCAATCTGACACTTACCAACAGCAACATCAACATCTAAAGCATTGACTGTAGATGCAGTCTCCATACAGAAGTAAACATCTTGTGAACCTGTTGTTTGGTTATAATTACAGATAATATCAGTAATTCTTTCAGATTTATTTGCAGAAGCAAATTTTCTCTTAATAGCAAAATTACCTGTAGTATCAATAGATGCTATAAAGGCATCATCAGGATTTGCAGAGTTTGTATTTGTATAACCACCGATTATATAACGAGTATCACTATACTTTTTGATTATTGTAATATGATCAGCACGAGTACCACCAGAGATACCTGCATATGCTTTTTGGAAAGAAAGTGTGGCACTTAGACCGTTTGCTGCCTGTGTATACTTACAAAGGATTACATCAGGATTATATGCATCAAGAATGCTACTATTAGGTTTATTGATACCTACAACCCAAACATCATTACCATCAACATATACTGAGTTAAACTCTGCGTAATTTAATCCACCAGAGAGTTCAAGAGTTTTTGACCATTCTTTAACACCAGTTGCTGATAATTTAGAAACGAATGCAACGACGTTGCCACTTGAGTCTTTTGTTTTACCACAGATGAATACTTCCTTGTTATCGTTAACGAAGGTATCATTGACTTTGACATAATTGTTATTATTAATGAATGATAGATAGTAATCTGCTTTTTTAAAGATCTGTGGATGTGAAAGTATAACTCTTGGGTTAGATGAGTATCCAGAACCAGAATTAATAATATTAACAGTATCAATAGATCCTACACTTGATACAACTGCTTGCAACTCACCATCTTGACCGCTAGTGCTATCAATAATTATTGTAGGAGGAATATCAGTGTTATATCCAGAACCAGTCTGTGTAATTTGTATTTCTTCTATACCCTTGTATTGACGAACAGTAAACTGTTTATTTGTATTGTCCATTACAGGTGTATAGTCAACAAATATACTATCACCTGCAGATAAGTTATGAGGATTAGAAGTTGTTAGAACACCAAAGTTATTACCACTTATACTCTCAAAAGTATATGCTGAAACTGTTTCTCCTTTAATACGAGATACACGTGCAGAAGCACCATCACCACCAGTGTTTGTATTATCAAAAACTAATCTATCATTTACCTGATATGATTGACCTGCGTTTTCAATAGTAAATCCAGTGACGTTAGCATCTTCAAATTTATTAGTTGTTTCTACCTCAATATCAACTTTTGAGTCAAATCTAACTTTAGGGAAGTAATCGAAGAGTTGTAGAGGTGATTCTTCAAATAATTGACCTAGATTAATTTCTGCTGATTCTTCAGCGTCTATCTGTCCATCTCTATTAGTATCTTCTGGATCAAAGAGTAGTATTGCACCATCTTCAGTTGTTAGAGCATTTGTGGAAGCATTAGGTGCTCTTTCAACATCAATATCAACATTCTCATATGGGTCACGATATCTTACAACACCAGTTGGAATATTTTGCTGTACTGCACTTGTACTTAAGTTCCATGTATCAACAACAGAGTTAAAACTAGGACCTAAGACATAAGGGAATTCTGGATTACCTGCCTCTGTAGCATCTATAGTGACAAAATAGCAGTATCTACCTGTAGGGTAGTCAGGTGTTTTACAAAATCTACCATTGTACTGATCTAGATCACCAAGGTTGAAAACATACTCATAATCTTCAACAAAATTACCTGCTGCTTCAGAAGATAGTAGAGGACCTGCAGTTCTTACAGGAGATGGATTATTTGAAGTTTGTACAAGAGCAGGTTGAACTCTATATGAAGTTCTTAATCTTGTAATTTCAGATGACTGGTCAGTTGGATCAGTATATCCATAAGGACCGTAGATTGGGTTTCCATCAAATGCCCAACCAATAATAGGAGAGTGTTGTAGTTGTGTTTCTTGTTCAGTAATAGTTCCTGCAACTGCCTCTTGTAAATTATCACCAAGAATGAAACGTAATTTTTGTGGATTTGATATGTGAGCGTATTCACCACCATACTGATTATTATATCCTTCAAATACTCCACCTTTAGCAGCGTCTAATATAGATGTTGCTTGTAAGTTATATGTCCACTTAAATACTGAAGGTGTAAAGATTGCATCTTGACCAACAGATGTCATATTAATAAGAGTAGTTCCTTGAACGTATCCAATACCACGGTTGACAATAGTAATACTTGTCACTCTACCTGCGTTTTCACCATCAGTGTCTATAGTAGCACGAGCAACAGCACCAAATCCAACACCTTGAATACTAACTTCAGGTGCTGTGGTATATCCTGAACCTGCAGAGATGATAGCAATAGAAATAATTCTACCATTCTGTACAATCGGCTGTGCCACTGCTCCTGAACCAGAGGATAGACTTACAGTAGGAGCACTGGTATAAGAACTACCACCATTGGTAATATTAACAGTATTAATAGGACCTCTAACACTCGCAGTACCTGCAGCACCCGTTCCACCTCCACCAACAATAGTAATTGAAGGTTGAGAAGTATAACCTGTACCACCAGAGTTAATCAAAATACGGCTTACAGCACCTTTAGTAATAATAGCGGTCGCTGCTGCTCCTGAACCGCCTCCACCAACGATTGATACTAGAGGAGAAGATGTATAACCAGAACCACCTGCTGTGACTGTAATTTCAGAGATAGAACCATTAACTATAACATTAGCAGTAGCACCAGTTCCTCCACCACCAGAAATGGTGATAACAGGAGGAGATGCAGCATCATAACCTTGTCCTGCATTAGTAATCGCAATACTTGTAATAGCACCAAAAGTTTTGCTTTGTGTTGACTTATATGACCATACAGAAACACCATTCACCCATGTACCAATAGGACCTGAAGAAATAGTATTCTTTGTAGATATTGTAGTGGGTACTGCAGGGAATCTGTTTAATTTACGTTGGTTGCCAGGTAAAAGAGCAGAACCAGGAAAAGGACCTATAGAATAGTTTGGTATACCAGTTGATGCAACATAAGTATGATTATCATTAAAGAATGAGTTTTGTATATTAGTAGTATAAGGTCCTACTGCATTTAAAATTGTACTGGTATCAGACTTACCTTTGTTTAAGTCAACAGATACAAGAATATTACCCTGAGGTACGATTGATGCAGGTTGTGGTAGTGCATACTGGAATACTGTCTCACTATCTCTCGATGTGACAGTAAATGTTCCATTATAGATGATTGGGTTTGCACCATAGACTGTGACCTGATCTCCAACCAACAAACCATGATTATTAGCACAAGTGACAGTTGCGGATTGATTATTTACACCGCCAAATGTAATACCACTAACAGTAATCAGTTTTTTAACGTTGTATAACCAAGTTGTAAGTAAAGGAGATGTTCCAGTACCACCTAACTTAGAAACTGTTAGTTTATCACCTTGTAAGTAGTAAGAACCTGTATCAGTTAAAGTTGTTTGTTGTGCATCAACAATACCAACAACATTCATCACAACTTCTTGTGGTGTGTCTTTATTAATCTTTACTTGGAAGTTTGATGCAACTTCAGTAGCAGAATCCCAGTCCTCTACAACTCCGTTTACAGAACGAGTACACTCAATAAACTGGTTGAGTGATTTTTCCTTATATTGTACTAATTCTGTAGTAGTGCCTGAACCAATTATAAATTCACCGTTTCTTTCTGGCCACCCAATAGTAGAGTCAACCGTAATGATTGAGTCAGTTTGATTTAATGGTTCGGCAAGTTTTGTTTTATAAGGTACGGTAAATGTTCCTGTAATAGTTTCCTCTGATAGAACAAGTTCAAATATCTCTACTGTAGATGTTTTGATTGAAATATAGTTTTCAACTAACGCAGATGCAGCTCTTACATTAGGATCCGCAATGTCTGCCTCCTGTTGTATAAGACCATCTTGAATGTCTGTAGCAAGTCCAGAGACCTTAGTTGCTCTTAAAATAGTATCAATAGACCATGTTGCTGCAGATGGTTTGATAATCTGGTCTTTTGGATAAGATATACTTACTGTCTCACCATACAATAACTTGAATAGGTACGCAATACTGAATGATGTACCTTTTGCGGAGTAGAAATCCTTAATAGTTTTGATTGCTGTACGAACATCAATCTTCTTATAGTCTAGTTCTGGTACATCAGGTAAGAACTGTTGTGTATACTTGTCTAGTAAACGTTTTACAAATAAAGCATCAAGACATTTTACCTCAGTATCAACAGTGGCAGCTGCAGCAGTAGTATCATTAGAAAATACTGCATTACCATCTTCCGTGTATTCTACGATACCAGATGCAGCACGTGCACATCCTACAAACTGTGCTTTATTATATCCTTTACCTGATTGATTGACTTTAAATCCTGTGACCTCATTTAAACCTATTTCCGCAGATGCTTCAGCACTTGTAGGTGCTTGAATTACAACAGAAGGAGGATTTGCAGCAGAATATCCACTACCAAACGCACTTACGTTAATATCTGTAATCGAACCATTGAATATTGCAGCAGTTGCGGTAGCACCTGTACCACCTGCATATGCTCCTGTACCATCTACTCTATTATCAACGATATAGACGGAAGGAACTTCATCATACCCGCTTCCTCCGTCAAGTATATCAATACGAATAACTCTTCCGTCTCCATCAACTACTGTTTGTAATACTTGTGCACCAACAGGATCTACTATTGCTACTCTTGGAACAGATGTATAACCTTGCCCTGCGTTAATTGTAGTAATAGATGCAATAGTTCCGTCTGCAGCAAGAACTGTTTGGAAAGATGCTCTGATTGGATTATTTCCAGTTGGTTCGTCAACATACACTGCAGGAGGGGTTGTATATCCAAATCCTGCATTAGTAATTGTTAAACCACCTGTGATTGATCCACCAGATCCACCATGATAGTGAGAAACGGTCGGAGTGGCAACTGTAGCACCGCCAGGTTGTCGGAAAGTGATTCTAGGTGTAAATGTATATCCAGAACCCGATCCAGTTAATTCTACAGCAGTAACAGAACCATTAGTTACTGTTGCTTTTAGTGTTGCTTGTGTAGAACCTGTTTTTGTAGGAGATTCTATTTGAACAACAGGAGGGTTTGTATCACTATACCCTTTACCACCATTAAGTAGAGTCACGGTCTTAATACCGTTTACTAATGCTTGTGCAGCACCACCAGATCCAGTAGTTGTGTTAATAGAAACTTTTGGAGGATATTCAAATCTATAATTACTACCATTTACGTTAGTTGAGATACTTGTAAGTTGACCTGTATCATTTACTCGTGCAAAACCTTCCGCACCACTACCAAAAGAAGGTACAGGTGCTTCTATAGAATATAATGATAAGAATCTACCGTTTGTAGGTGCGGTAGCAAATAGAAAGTCTGCACCATCTATAAAGTAATCTACTTTAGGTATTAATAATTTTTTGTCGTATATTGCAATTACATATTCGTCTACAATTGGTTCATATGCTATACCATTACGTGTTATTCTAAATTGTGTCTTACCTTCACCAAAGGAGTTAGAAATATTATCGAGTGCAACAATCTGATTTTCTACAAAACCATCTAGGTATGTAATATAGGTGTTTATAGCATCATCAGAAGGAATCTTTGTTCTAGGAGCAGTTGCATAGGTAATAGTTGTTCCAGACACTGTGTAGTCGGTCACAGGGGTCAATACCTCGCCATACACAGACACAATTAAATGTTGTGCGGATGGAGGTGCAATTGGATTATCCTGAGATGTTAAATTAAACTGAGTAGTAGTGCCATCGAAGAGACTAATAGGACTAAAAAGATTTACCCACTTTAATTTTACCTGGTCATATGAAATACCTGGTGAAAGAGCAATGTTTGGAGAACTGGTTATACTCTCATAGTAGATAACTTCATTACCTATGAGAATAGATCCAGACTTTTCTAAAAACTGGTCAATTGATTCTACAACGATTGTGTCGCTAGTAATATCAATTGCTTCTACTAATTTTGTCTTACCATCTAATATACCAACATCTAATCTATCAATATCAAGGTATCCAAGGAAATTGTTTAGAATATTCTGACCAAGACCAGTCTTCTCTTGAGATTGATAGTAATACTCAAGAAATCTGTTAAACAGAGGGTAGTCAGACTCTACAAATTGAGGAGTCTGGGCAACAATTGCCGATGAGACTTTATTGATACTTGTCATTTAACCTTTTAGGTTACACTCACTATTGTTGGGGTTTGGTCAAACACTGTTGGACTCAAACTATTTAGTGGGATTGAAGGAGGTGGAGCAGTTCCGATTGGTGAAATTGTCACTTCAGGACTTACTAAGTTAATAATTGTACCTGGTGTTGAAGCAGGTATAGTGGAACTGTTTGCAGGGATGAACTGTATTGGTAATGATAATGATGTTGGTAGTGCTGCAGGATCAGATACAGAACCCGCACCAGTTGTTGAATCAGTAATTGTTATACCAGTGGTAGGAATATTTGAACCTGTTCCAATAACAGAAATAGGACCAAAGGCAATTTCTCCTGTGTCATAGTTGACAGTACCTGCAGAGGTATTGGTAAATACCTTTCTTGTACCTGTATTATAGAATGTTCTAAGGTTTCCATATCCATCATCCTCGAATTGTTGATCAACACCTGGTCTATCTGCTGAACGGAACTGGCCAGAGAGTAAAATTGGTTCTTTTGCACCATCTGTAGACAGAGATGTTTTACTTGGTGCGGAATTGTATAAAGCAGAACCAGTAGATATTGAGTATGTGTTAGTTTGATTGACAACAGGAATAATATATCTCAATAGAGTGACCTGTAAAGATACGTCTGTAATAGCATTATTTGACAGTGTAATTGCTTTCTCGTACGCTTGTGATCTAAATGTACTGTTGAAGTTGTTTATCTGGGTTTGTTGTGCCCACTGACTGATTGCAGTCTGTACATTTGTTTTGATTGTTGATGTATCAGAACTACTACCTGTATCATAAAGTACGAATACCTTAGTATAGATGTAAAGATTCTCTGGGTCAATGATTACAGGATCTATAGATGCCATTGCATACTTTCTTAAGTCTGCTGCAATGTTCTTTTTGGTTTGATCGTTCAATGTAGCACCTGTAGCAGTCTTTACCGCAACGTATACTTTACCATATACAGGAGGGTTTAGAGAGTCTCCACCGTATGCTACCACTGCATCTGCATTAGGATATACCTTTTTAGTAAGAATAGCATAGTCTCCTGCAGTCACAGCACGATATTGTGAGGAATAGAATCTTGGAGCATTGTATTTAATAGACTCAATAGTCTCAGCAGCAGTTCCGTTTTGTGATCTTGCCACTTTTGTGAGTGTCACAGCAGCAGGAGAATAACTTTGACCTAGTGTATCTGTCATTCTACCAGTGTATGAGAACCTATCTACGTCATTTGCCTCATCACCAGAAGTCACAAGGTACTCAAACATTACAACTTCTCCGTCTTTTAATGCTCTACCTACAGAATCATCTCCAAATTTGACCTCATACCGCATATCCTCACCCTCAGATAAGAAATATACCCTTGTATTCGCGGTAAGTCCTGTAATTGTGTCTACTAAATTGTACAAATCAGAGGTTGTAGAGGATTCGTTTGCCTTTACTCTTACGGAAAGTGTATTAATATCCGCATCTTCTGAAGGAACTTTGTAATTTTGTGTCGCAAATGTATTAACAACGTATTGAAATGTGACTATAGATCCCTCTTTTAGTACAAGATTACTAAAAGTTGCGATACCAGTAGTGGAATTTACCTCAGCAGTAGTATCAGAAGTAATATTCCAGATATAACTTCCACCAGTAGCTACTGCACCTTTCTTTAAAGTGACTGTAGATGGGTATGATCCGCTACTTTGTATAGTCTGTACTGTTAGATTGACAGTTGCTTGACTTGCATTTATTGATCTTGGTACATAATTTAAAAGTTTTGCTATATTAACTACATTATCACGCACTGTGGAAGAGGGTAGGAATGCCTCATTCATTGCCATGTTCGCATTAAAGGAACTATAGTACGTATTATATGACAATACATCTATCAAGTAGTTCAATGTTGCACCATCAAACTCATAGTCTGTAAATTCTTTCCTAGTTCTTAGGTAAGATTTGATTGACGCTTTGATGTCATTAAAGTCTAGTGCTGTTAAATTATTCGGTGTTGACATTATTCAGGTCTCTTAAGTACAAATGACACTGTTTCCACAAGTGGTTGACCCACAATATTATAATCTATAGTGACATTGAATTGATTTGCATCATACTGCTCTCTTACAGCAAGATTGTTTATTGTAATTCTGGGTTCATGTTGTCCAACAGTAGAAAGAATGTCATCTCTAATAGCATCTGCTGTAAAACCATCCATAGGTTCAAACAATAATTGCCTAACTCCCGAACCTATTTGGGGTTGAAATAACTTTTCACCAGGTTGAGTCATCACAAGATTCTTTAATGACTGCTTAATAGCATTGTCATTAGATACTTGAGATACATCTTGAGTAAAAGGATTCCTTGCAAAGTCTACTTTTATATCTTTAAAAGAACGACTCAGGTTTACATCCTTTCCGCTAATTGATTTTAACGCCATTTGCTAAGTGGTTTTACATCCTTTTCTTTTTTACTAGGATACTCACTAATTAAGACTTTGCCACTTTTGACAAACTCTTCACTCTTATCGACTTTTACAACCATAGTTACCTCGATCCTAAAAGTATTTATGCTACTTTTTGAATACTTTTAACTTTGTAAGGATAAAAAGCGATAGAATTACCCAAAATGCTATTTCTAATCCGTAATTGTTCATTTCATGAAGTTGAGATTGAGTAGAATACGATTAGCATGGTGTAATGGAGAGTGACCTGTATGCATTTGATCACCATCAAAAATGACTAATCTATTCTTTCTAGGTTCTACTGTGTGTAATATAGTTAGTTCTTCTGCACCTTTGTCTTCATTATATATTACGGTATCACCATCACTGTCTATTAGATATAGTATACAAGACATGTGAGGATAGTTCTGATCCGTATGTGGTGTGTGTAAGGTCTTTTTGGGTGCTTGCAACGTCATATCTAGTCTTGCTCTTGTCAAACTACCCTTTGGTACTCCCAGTTCCTTTTCTATCTTCAAGACAGCAGGTATCCATGCGTTGTTAGTAAAACCCAAATTGTTCTCACTATCAAAGAGAACGTGAGATAAACCAGACAAAAACTCCTGATCACGAAGAGATGCGTGGTTAGGGGGTATGAACTTAGAAATATTATTATGGTATCGCCACTCAAACACAGGATTGGTGACAGCATCAGAAAGATAGTCTATATAATAGTCATCTAAAAAGTTGTTAATGACTTGCATTATTCTCCGAGTGTGTGGATAACTGGTTTTTCGTGTTTAAGTATCTCGTATAGTTTTTTATTTTCGGCAGCAGAGACTGGAATAAACTCTTTATCGTGTTCAAATCCCTCAGTTCTACTGGATTGATTAATTACAATCGACCCTTCCTCCCCAGATATCGACCTGTGGAAGGTTTTTGTGGGTATAACGAGGGCACCAGACGACCGATTTAGGTGTACAATATGATATGGGTACTTCCAATCGAAGTTTACTAACTCAAATTGTCTCTCTCCTTGTACTACTCTGTTAAAATCTGTCTGATGATAGTGTATGTAAAACTGTTTTGCACCCACCAAGTCGTTTGGAGGAGAAATCGCAGCTCCAGTATGCACTACTAAATCAGAGGCATTCGATTCTTCAACAGAAATATCGAAGAAGATTACATCTTGCGTCTCTCGAAAGACTCTATGCTTCCGAAATAACACGTCACTCACTTTCCTTGACCTCTATAGGGTTTCTTTTTTCTATTTCTAGAGGTTGCAGAGTACTTAGTATGTGCTCCGTTTCCTTGGTTTGTCTTCTTTGGTCTGGTTTCTTTTACTTCGATACCATTTCTATACATTGCCATAATTTGTGGTCGCTCGCGGGGTAATTTGGACTATTTTCGGCACCAACGGTGCAAATTATCGACTTTTTTGTCAATTATCTCGATTTTTTCGTATAAATCGTTAATTATTGCAAAAAAATTCAATTTTTGGTCAGAATCTTTCGGAGTATACTGTATTTTATCCAAAGTTTGTGCTTCTGAGACATATTCTTCTATTATTTGCGTTCTTTCTGCTAATTTTACTAAACATTCATTGACAGTATTCAATGCTTCTGCATATGGGTCAGAATCTTCTTCAGAATAGTGCAATCCATCGTTTCCGTTCTGTGCGATGACGTTCATTCTTTTATCTGACTCTTCTTCGTTCCAAAGGTCTTGTTCTATCATGTTTTATTCGCAAAGTATTTGTTAATGACTTCGACCTGATCGTGGTAACGCGATATGTGGTCTATCTCAGTTTGTATTGCCTCAGTAATATCTGAATGCTCTCCAATACCTGCAGGGTTCTCAAGGTATACGTTTACATTTGCTTTATGCTTCTCTATCTCACCGTGAGCATGTGCAAGCACTGCTCTGATAAGTATTTCACGCATATGAAGTGCCATAGTTCTATATTTTTTTATATTATAGACTATCTATTCGTAGTTGTCAAGTATATTATCGAAGAATTTATCTATTTCATCTTGTGGGTGACCCCATTGTACACCAGAGTCAGAACCTTTGCATGGGTTCACACATTTAAAGTTAGGATGTATGACATTACATACCAATCCTGCGAGGTCGTGGGGACACGCTTCGCGTCCTGTATTCCAATATAACTGTCCTTCTAGCCATCTTGCGTCACAGACAGGACAGATTTTTGGATCATCACCCACGTTTGCGTCGCCTCTTTTTTTTAAACAACTTTTGATAGATAGGTCTAAACAAAAATAGATCCAACGCTTCTATCAGGAATATAAATCCGAATCCTATTAGGACTAATGCAAGTACTATACCTTCAAATATTTTTTTCATTTTTTCTACCACGTATAGGAGGAAGTACTACACGATGAAATTCTTCCCAGAGTTTTTGTGGGTTTGGATGATATAACCTTTCTTTATCAGAAACCTTTACAAGGTTATTTAGTGTTTTTTTATTTTCACTCATTCTACTATCTCGAAATGCCATTTAATATGTTTAATATAATCAAATGTACATGACAAATCTAGATCACAATCATTTTCATACTTTCTATCACAAAGATAGTTTCTTAGTTCCTGTATAGAAGTAAAGGAACCTTGAGGGACAAATTCTTCATTAAAGAGTACGTACTTCATCTTTCCAGAGGTTTAAAGTGTATAGAACCATCATCCGACATCTCATACTCGAACTCTGTAGTCTGATCCCAACCAAACTCTTCACATATATCGTAAGGAATAGTAAGCTGTAGATCACCAAAGTCATCTTCTTGCAGAGTAGTGGTGAATCTTTTTGACATATTAAGTGTATCCATTATAGTCTATTATTGGGTATTCTATGATTGTAGCATTCCCATGACTTATATAGTTTTTCTTTATCTTGCAAATCACCCCACAATTCAGCATATTGTTGGGCACATTCATACATCTGTGTATATAATCTTCCTTCCTTCTTAAGGAGTGTAGTTAGTGCCCAAACTCGTGTCTCTTGAATGCTCATTTTTTTCTGGGAATTTTTTTGTATAAGGATTGAATTAAAGTTGGAATAATATACTGCCTCTGGGGAACCTTTGTAGGTTAGGGTAGTGATCGGTTTTATATAGTGACCGCCCGCAGATACCGCGAGAACCCTTACAGTGACTGCGATCTCGACTGTTATTGTTTATAATTAGTAGGCAAGTCTTAAGTCATAAGTAATAAAAAAGGGGGTGTATTTACCCCCATTATAGTATATTTAAGCAAGGTTGTCAAGTACTGACTGGGGAACGGTTTTTGTCGCTTTTGGATTTAATCCCCCGATCCACTTATTAATGTGACGAGATGTAGTGACTGAGAAAAATTCCTCTGATCTTACAAAACCCTCTCCAAAGATGTAAGCAGCAACAGGTGTTTTATAAGAAAAGAAAATTCTAGCGTCTGCTGTTTCGATTTCTGTCTGGTTTGCTGCGATTGGTGTAAGTCTCATTTTAAA